AATTATAACGACATCCTCGAGTTCCCGGTCGAGCGCGACCCTGACATCCTCGACCGCCTCGCGCCCCGCGCCAAGAAAATGCTGAACGCCAAGAGCGTCGACAGGCTCGACCGCGAGGGCAAGCGCGATGGCCAGTGCAAGGCCTTTGGCGGCTGCCCCTTTGCGGAGCAGTGCGGCATCGAGATCGAAGGGCCTGCCACCGTGTCACGCGGCAACGCCGGGTCCGCCCTCGACGCCGCCGTGCAGGCCTACGTCCTCGCCAAGGCGGATGAGGACGACGCCAAGGCGCGCAAGGCCTCGGCTTCCGAGGACATCAAGAAGGAACTCAAGGCTCGCAACGCGCGTGAGCTGATCGTCGGCAACCACCGGGTCTCCCTGACCTCGGTCGCGGGCCGCCGGTCCTACGATTGGAAAGCAATGCAGGCGGCTGGGACTGACCTCGGCCCCTTCATGAGCACCGGAAAGCCCAGCGAGCGGCTGACGGTGGAGTGAGGCCCAGACAGCCTCTGTTGAAACGTGCAACGTAGAAAAGGAGCACACAATGTCTACATCCCTGACCGCCTACGTTAAGGGCGGCAATCTCCCCAGCCTCGATCGCGATGCGATGGCTCAGGCCCTGTCGCAGGCGAGCGCCAAGGAAAGCAGCGGGTCTGCAGGCGAGGGCGTCGAGTACGTCTCGTTCAGCGGCAAGACCGGGGCCATCACCTACGGTCGCGATCGCGACGAGCTCGACCAGAGCGAGGTCTTTCTGATGGAGCCGCGATCTGCCTTCACGGGCTGGATCTGCTGGAAGGACAACAAGCCTGTGGCCCGCCATCAGTGGTCGATTTACCAGAAGCAGCTTGCGGTCAAGGAGGAGGATCTTGAAGACAAGGGCCCCTACACCCGCCAGCAGGACGGGTGGCAGACCCTGCTGGGTTTCGGCTTTATCTCGACTGAGAGCGACGAAACGGTGCAGTACTCGTTCAGCACCAACAGCGTCAGCGGCAAGAACGCGGTCAGCGATCTGTTCGACGAGATTGCCAAGCGCACGATCAACGGGGAGCCCAACTTTCCGCTGTTCCGCTTCACCAAGGAGAGGTTCCAAGCGCAGGGCGAATGGAATTTCAAGCCGCGTTTCGACATCGACGAGTGGCTGACCGAGGCAGAGGCTGCCGAGCTGATGGGGGCGGAGGTCGAGGCGCCCGCGCCTGAGCCCGAGCCTGAGCCCGAGCCGGAGCCTGAAGCCAAGCCTCAGCGCCGGACCCGCACCCGGCGCACCTGACCACAGTGGCGGGCCTTCGGGCCCGCCTCTCCACCCACACCAGACAGAGAGTATCCGCATGACCGTAAAATATTCCGAATATTTTGACACCATTTACGACCAGCCAAAGCCGGTTGGGGATAACGGCGCTTTATACCCCGACATGGATCCGGGGATTGGGCGCGGCGGCCATTATAGCATCTGCGAGTACAGGGGAGGCGTCTTGGATGAACGTAAACATCGCTTCTGTATCGTGTGGGATGAGGACCACGATCTTAGGGTAATACGTTTTATTGAGGATGTGATCCTTGAGGGCCATAACAGAGGCCCAGTCGCCATTACAGACCTCGCGTTCATTGGCGAACGCAAAGGCACTATCAACATTTTCACCACGGTACATCCGGCAAACCCTGCAGAGCTGTACAGGATGACTGATTGGCTGGATCTCATTGGCTCACAGCAGCCAGACCCTTGGGGGGCCAGTGTAAATGAGCCGCAAATGCTGATCTGCGACGACGAAGATCTTGTGCTTGCTTACTTGAAAGTCGTCAGCAACCTGTGGGGCATATCGTGCAGCACTATCAGATGATCACGACCGAGGGCGCGCTGAACGATCTGCTCAATCAGATCGGCACCGGCCACGCGGCGCTCGACTTTGAGACCACCGGCCTGCGCCCTGCTGAGAGCGAGGTCAGGCTGGCCCAGATCTGCAACGACGACGTGTGGGCGGTCGTCGACTTCTGGGCGCTGCCGGGGCGCGCGTTCGCGCCCTATGCCGACTGGTTCGATGACGCCACATGGGTCGCATTTAATGCCGGGTTTGAGTACCAGTGGTTCGACGCCGCCGACGCGCCGCACGTCAGGGTGATCGAGGTGGCGCATGCTCGACGGGCCCGGATGGGCGGCGATCAGATGTCGCTGGCCCAGATGCTAAAGGTCGACCTCAAGCATGAGATGCCGAAGGATCAGCAGGTATCGAACTGGGCCGCGCCCGACCTCACCGCAGAGCAGCTCAAGTACGCCGCAGACGACGCCCTGTGGACGTGGAGGCTCTGGCAGCACTGGCAGGCCCGGCTCGACGAATATCCCCCTGCACGGGCCGCACAGGCGATGCTCGACGACCTGATCGTGCCGGTTCATGAGATGCGCGAGACCGGGCTGCTCCTCGATCAGGCGCGCCACCGTGATCTGGTCGCAGTATGGGAGCAGAAGCGCGACATCTTCGAGAGCAACATCCGATCGCTGGTCAGCGAGGAGGAGGTCGAGAACTTGCGCTCGCGCAGGCAGTGGTCGGATTACTTCGCCGCGATCCTGCCCGACGAACACCTCGATGCGTGGCCGCGCACCGAGAAGACCGGCCAGCTCGAGATCAAGACCGCGACCTGCAAAGAGATGGCGTCGAAGGCGGGCGGCGAGGGCCCGCTTGCCGAGGTGCTGTTCAACATCGCCGACCTCACGACCGTCAACCAGTACCTGTCCAATTTCGGGGACAAGCTGATCACGATGGCGCAGAACGCCAGCGACGGCAGGCTGCACCCGTCCTACAACATCGCCCGCGCCGTGACCGGGCGGTTCAGCTCGAGCACGCCGAACGCGCAGCAATTTCCGCGCGATCGCGAGCTGCTCGGTGACTACACCAGCGTCAGGCTTTCGTTCATCGCGCCTCCCGGCAAGCGGCTGGTGTCGCTCGACTACAGCGGCATCGAGCTGAAGGTGCTGGCCCTGCTCGCAGAGGACGACCAGCTCCTGTACGACTGCGTCCACGGCGACCTGCACAGCGAGGTCGGCTCGTACATGGCCGGGTACAAGATCGACAAGAAGACGCCGGAGGGCAAGGAGATCCGGTCGCGCGCCAAGGGCGTATCCTTCGGCATCATCTACGGGTCCGGGTCGCTGGGCCTGTCGGGCACCCTACGCACCAGCGTGAGCCGCGCTCAGGAGCTGATCAACTTTTGGTCCGACCGCTACCCCAAGGCGTTTAACCTCCGCAACGTGATGATGGGCCAAGCTCTTGACGACGGCTACCTCCGCATGGTCGACGGCGGCACGATCTTCCTCGGCAAGAAGCCCGACCTACCCAAGTGCGCGAACTATCCGGTGCAGAGGGCTGCACTCTCGGTCATGGCGCGCGCCATCATCCGGCACCGGGCGCGGCTGGAAGAGTCCGCCGACCGGGGCCGTCATCTCGGCACCCGGATGGCCGCGACCATCCACGACGCCCTGATCGACGAGGCCCGGGTCGACGACGCGCCCGAGGCGCTGCAGTGGATGAAGGAGGACATGGTCGCAGGCTACCTCGACATCTTTCCGGGCGCGCCGACCGAGGCGCTGGTCGAGGGCGGCACGGGCCCGTCGTGGGGCGAGCTCGAGGACGAGGAGGTGTAGCACTTGACAGATGCTGATCAGCATCTTATCTCATGGGCACACACCACAGGAGGCAGCCATGCCCTTTGACTTCAACACCGCCATCGCCAAGCTTGAGCTTGCCAGCGGCACCGACCGCCCCAATCTGGATGGGCTGCGCGCCCGCTATCCTGAGCTGGGTTTCGTGTTCGATCTGCTGGAAGACACGCTGACCGAGAACGAGCGCATCTTTATTGACTACCGAGACGAACGTCGTGAGGTCGAGCGCGAATACCAGCAGCACATCGACGAGCTCGAGGCGCGTATTCACGACCTGCGCCTGACGCTGGATCAGGTGCGGGTGCTGACCGCAGATGCAGAAATCAACCAAATCATTGAGGGCGCGCTGTGAGCGATCTTGTTAACCACCCACCGCACTACACCCGACATCCGTCGGGTGTAGAGTGCA